ACGCACCCTCGCCCCGACAGGGGTGCGTTTAACCCAATGCGATAATTATATTGACTGAATCCTATCGATTGATTATTGTTTTCTTATCTTTCGGGTTTAAGTTGCGCTACATCTTGACCGATAGGGTATTAGGGGGGCATTTTCTTGGTTGGCCCCCCTTATTTTTTATGCAGCTATGTACCCTTGATTCCGAGCTAGATCAGCATATTCTGTAAGTGTTTTATCTGCTTCGAAATAACGATCACGTTCGATAGGCATACCGAAAGCTAATGTTTCTTTAATTTCTGATAGTGCAACATATCCCATTTCAGGACTTCCTTGCCCTACATCACATAGCCCAAACATAATATTGTCTGGATCGAGTTCAGTAATAAGCCATGTTGCACTACTCATTGGATGAAAGAATTTTACAACAGGTTTATGATCTGTTGTTTGTTCTTTGTCGGTATTAACTCTATAATTAGCACGAAGTTTTTGTTCTATATCTATAGGTAAAAGTTTCATAACAGTTCCTTTATCTTAAATTAGAAATGCTAGCCCAGAACTGGGAGATTGTTTCATCAGCTACGTCTTCCCAAAGTTCTATGCCATCTTCAACAAGTTTTTCTAGTCTTCTAATTTCACTTTGAATTGTTTTCAAATTGTTTTCCAATGTTGAAATCAATTCGATATTAATTACAGAAGCATCACGTTCATCTTCAAGTGTAGCTTCGCATTGCCAGCGGTCATCATATAATGTACTCAATTTGGTAACCACCAGTTCGTGTGTAGTATCATATTGTAACATTGTTATTTCCTTTATGTGATTGAAATCACAAAAAAAGGAGACCAAGCTTTCGCCTGATCCCCTTTTCTGTAAACGCTATAAGGAAATGATTAAAAAAAAATAGCGTTTAAATCCATAGTGATGCATATATCATAAATGATATAAGCATTATGCTAATTAATTCTTCGTCCATTGCAATTATCTCCTAATGAATACTATCTTTTGGTGTGTAGGCATTTGTCATTCGAAGCATGAAAAGCAATTCGTTTATTTTTGTTAACGATAAACTATATTTTGTTTTGGTTTCTTTGAGTTCTTTGGAAAGTTTTTCCATTCGAACTTGAAGCCGAGCTAGTTCTTTATCATCTGACATGTTAATTCCTTATCTCCTTGACGGATGTTGATAAAAAAAGGGAGTAGCTGTTAAGCTACTCCCAAGCTTCCTAAGAAGCTAAACGCTTCTTGGAAGCTTCATACTCGGCTTCAGTTTGACTGATATGTTTCTTCCAATAACCTGCGCTCGCAGTCTTAACTTTATCGCTAGTAGGTAGCTTCTTTGGAGTTAAGACCCAATCATTGCCCGTAGCTTTCTTGTAAAGCTTGCGAGCTTCATTGTGAATCTTTTCACATTCAGCGAGCTGATCCATACAACGTTGATGAAACTCTTGGAGACGATCAAGCTTGCTTGATTGTATCTCAGAGCCGTTGTATTCTTCGGTCATAATATGCCGAGCTTCAGCGAGGTATTGTGAAGCTTGTTTTCTTTGGTAGTCCATATCTGAGTTACTTGAGTAACAGATATTTCTCAGAGCTTGGACTTGTACAAATTCGCTAGATTGTTCGATTGTTTCAAAAAGTTTCTTCATAGACATAATATAGTTCCTTTCAAATTTTAATATTACGTTGTTAATGGATCTTATGAGGCCGATAACGAACTGATATGCAAGGCTGGGCGAAGCCCACCACAAAGTGGCATGGCCTTGCATAACAGAGCGTTCTCGGCAACATTCCTAGATCCATCAACGTGGTATTCAAATTCCTGTGAAAGGTCTATATTCTGGCTATGAAGGAAGTTTTTGCTTGAAACAATCAGAGCAATCTTCTTAAGCGAATTAGTGCAACCAAGTGACGAGAAATATCTGTTACTTAAGTAACTGTGTTGTGTTTTATTGTTACTTGTACAGTGGTAGTGCCCTGGTAGTATATAAGTGTAACAGACATCATTGATTAATATATATAAACACAACACATTTTCGAGCAACGATGGGCTTTGCGGAGATAATTCAAATTCATATTAAAATATGAATATGTTCTTATTGAATTATTCATTCGGCCTTGCCGAATTACAAAGGGCATCTATCGCGCAGAAAATAGGGTTATCAGTTTACTCAAGCCAGCGTTCCCAAACAGTAATGCTGTTTGGGGTTCTGGAGTGCCAAAGATATACGAACGTTATTCGTTCGGATATCGGAGTAGAAAGCTTTTGCCGGTAGGTGAAAGTTTCGTGCGTAGGATTACCTCATGCATTTAACTGAAGGATACTGTACGTTTCAGTCATACGTCATATATGTCGTGTGCATACGACAAATAAGGTACTTGACACGTATTTATGAGTAGGTATCCTTCTTAAATGCAAGAGCAATCCTCGTCACCATCCAAGAATAATGATCGACCTAAACTGATTAAGAAACCTCTTCCAGTGCCGATCGATCAAAAGCCGTTGACTGCTCGGCAAAAGAAGATTGTCGATCATATTCTTGCTACAGGTGACTCAAACACAGCGACTGCTAAGTCGTTGAGTTTGCACAGAACTACCGTGCAACGCATAATGCATTTGCCACATGTAGAACGTTACATTACTGAAGCTGTAGGGCAGAACCTAAGGCGTTCAGCCGTAGGTGCTGCTTTAACCCTACAGCGTTTGTCTACATCTGCACGTTCTGAGTATGTGCAACTACAGGCAAGTGATTCGATCCTTGATCGAAGTGGCTATAAGCCACCAGACAGACAGCAGGTCCAAGTAGAAGGT